ATGCTCCCAATCACTTGTCTTGCTCGACACCATTTAGCAACGACAAGTGGAGATGTTTTTGTTTTTGAAACTCATTGGAATTCATTAGGCTGGCATACTGGCGGCTATCATGAAAATATTTTGTGTGACGGCAAGGTACAACTATGTTTTGCAAGACAACCATTACAAATGGAATCGCGAATCATAACCATCATACCTATCATATTTGCTTAGTCGGGAATGTTCGTTTACAGTGGTCCAAGAACCAGCTTTTGAAGAACGAGCTCGGTTAGCTATGCATCAATTCAATTTAAATGTGTCATAAGTATTAGGTCATTATGAATTTCAAGGAGCAGCCACCCATTGCCCTGGCATTAAGATAAGTGATGTTAGCCATCGTTTAAACAATCTAAACAAGAGACAAGTGATCCACCCGGTTCAAAGAGGTGAGACTTTAACAGCGATTGCGAAAAGGTATGGGGTAACGGTTGGGGCCATTGTAGACGTTAAACATATAAGGGATGCCAATGGGATAACGATAGGTCAACAGCTTGTCATTCCAAATGCTAGTAGTACGGGATAAGCTAGTTTAAAAGGTCAGGTATATGTCGTTCATTGATCGATCAATGGTTATACAATAGCAACAGACACTCGTCAGAATCAAAATCCCCGAACTATTGTCCAGCCTAGATCTTATCACATCTTCAATGAGGCCCAAGGAATGCTTAATGTAACCACTAGTTAGGGACAAGCGGGATTTGGATAAATCCGTCTCATAACCCAACCCAATTAAGTTATCTTCCAAGCCCGAACGATTCAGGCGTCAGTCTTGTGGAAGCTTTAAAAACAATTCATGTTGATTCAAGCTTTAACAATCGAGCAAGAATTGCCAAGAGCAATGGCATAGCTACTTACACAGAGACAGCGGCTCAAAATACGCAATGACTTAACTTATTAAAATTAGGAAGACTGATTCGTCCTTAATGCAGCAATTAATTAAGTAAACAAAGAGAGTTGAAAGAGTGAAATTAGGCTTTTAAACTTGGTTTTGAGGAGGTTTAATATGGAAGATACTCAAGAAAATAAACGCGGCGACAAAATATTATCATCAGAAGAAAAGATATTTACTCAAGAAGAACTCAACTTAATTATTAAGAAGCGTCTTGATCGCGCCAAAATTCAATGGAAAAAAGAGTATCTTCAAACTCTATGTCAAGAAAAGAACAAACTTATATTTGAACAGTTGACTACTGAAGCTACAAAACAAACAATAGAGCTAAACGTTCTCATGGAATTATTAAATTTTCTAGTGACAAAGTATACCAATAAGTAAGAAGATTTAAAATACTCCTAAAAATATTTGGTAAGTTCGGTTAAAGCAGTAAAATTCTAATTATCGTTATAAAACAGAAAAGGAGATTGAAGACGTATGGAACCTATTAAAGGAATAGATTTTATGATTGAATTCAATCTGGGGTCAAAAACTGACCCGGATTATATAAAAATAGGAGGGCAACAAGGAGCTACTTTAAATCGATCAAAAGAACTAATTGAAACCACATCTAAAGATTCAAGTGGTTGGCGTGAACAAATGAGCGGTGTAAAAGAATGGGGGATTGAGGCAGATGGGCTCTTAATCGTAAATGATCGGGGGTATTGTGCCTTAGAAAATTCTTTTATCAATGATACGAAATTAATGATCCAAATGATGACACCATCTGGCTTAAAATATAAAGGAGAAGTTATTGTGACTGACTTTCCGATAGAAGCTGGATTTGAAGATATGAGTACTTATGGAATCACATTTGAAGGCTGTGGGGCTTTAGAAGTCGTTATGGATGAAGATGGTGATGGTTTTGAGCCTGATGAAGAAGAGGAAGCAGAGATGCCAGAATATATTAATTAGAACTTGAGTTTACTTAGTTTTTACGGATATCACAATTAAATGGTGAACTATTAAGGTGTAGAACAAATTGTTGACTTTTACAATTTTTTCTACACTTTTGTTTTATAAAGATCATTCTTTTTTATAAAAATTTTTGAATACAATAAAAAAATGGAGAAACAACAAAAATCGTGCTATTTCCCTTTTTTTATAGAAATATTTAACTATTTTAGCAATCATATAACAAATTATCATAAAAAATGCAGTCAATCAGTATTAAAACATACCACTTATTATTGAAGTAGATCAAATTTTTGGGGGTATTTATCTAGATAACATTGGAGTATTAAAAAATTTGAAAACGCTAATTATAATTAAGATAAAGCTAACCTTGATCCTTTCTAATTCAACTGTAAGTGGAGCTATGAAAAAATGCGAGATGCCACAAGAAGAAGGGGGAAAACTGCTTAAACCAGAACAGCGTCCAGATAAAGTAAAAATACACATCAATTGACTTGCCAAAGATGAATGAGCGTTAATAAAAAAGATCTGATGTGATGGATCGTTTTAACGGTTTGAGAGCAGGTACAAAATGTCTTTAAATAAAACGGCTTTACAGAAAAAATGGATTGAGCAACAGATGATTCAAGAAGTTAACATGAATAATGAAATCAGATTAGCCTTTAAACGAAGAAGTACACAAAACTTGATTTGGAAAAAGGTCAAATCAAGTCATCATTTAGGTCTTGGCTACTGTGATATCATGGAAATCGCCTTAGAACATGCAGTCAACGCCGTTTTAACATTTAAGTGTAAAGACTCCACCAAGCAATGGTGTGATATTTTGGATGGAGATCAAGAACAAAATAACAAACTTTGGAAAGCAATAGAAATATCCCTTAGATGGAACTTATCAAATGTAGATCCCTTAGCAAAGCGTACTTATGAAAACAAAACAAAGACTCATGTCATTATTAAACCGTATTTTTCAAGTCTTGACCAAACGGTTAATGGACAAGATGGTGAGGCAATGAAACAAGCTCATTTAGTGACAGAGAAAAATAGATTATGGGGTTCCAATGACTATCAAACAAATGAACTAAACCAATGGTTTTGGAACCATGCCAGAGAAGTTTTGACAGCTAAACAATTAAAGTTCATCCAAGATTTTCGGACCGGGAGTGTAGGGGATCGAAGTGGATATATTAAAAGAATTCGAGCAAAAATATTAGAAGAACAAAAACGACAAGGATGGGTTATGTTTGAATCAAACCTAGAGCGACAACTAAATAAGAAAATTAATATTCTAAAAAAAGTAATGAAAATCATCGAGACTGATGATGCCTTAGAGTACCAAAATAAGCAAGTAGAATCATGGATAAAAGAACATATAAGTCTAGATTGGCTCGATGAATTGGTGTTTGCAACTCTTGAAAAAAAAGATTACCAGAAATTGCTAATGGCTTTGAGTCGTGAAAATTTAATACCGACTTCCATTATTTATAAAATTGCCGATGCAGTTCTTACAAAATTACAATATTTTCAAGCTTTTGAGACAAGTCTCAAACCTGCCCGTTATCATTTAAAACTAGAAGATGTAGAAGCAGCAAATAGGGTAATAACAGAAAATGTTTCGCCATATGAATTTAAGACAAAGGTTAGAATCTTACTGCCAACAGGCATAACGGTTGAGGAAGCCAGCTATTTAGAGAGCCAAAAGTGGTAATGGATCAGCATAGTTATAAAACAAGTAAGTTTAGTACCTTTCTGTCCCAATGTTTTTAAAAAGCATTTTTCTAAGTCGTCTCACATTAAGATTCAGCTTAAAAAAATGGAACCAATCAGTAGTCATAATTAGAAAGCGGGAAAACAGATGGAAGACGCTGTCCATCAACCAGATTGACCGGAAACAGCTCTCTTTGGCATACGGGTAAGCAATAGGAAGCGGAATAGACGATGGATACGCTATCCATCAACGGATACAACAAAAAAAGCCCTCTATAAAATTTTTGTAAGCAATAGGTGCAAAATAGAATAGATGATGGATACGCTGACCATTTAATCATATAGAAGCTGAGAAAGTCTTTCTCTTATAAAATAGATGGGCCATTACAACGAATAAGAGCAAGGTGGGTTGCAGCCATCAATCGATAAAAATTGACTATGAAAAAACAAGAAGAGTAGAGGGCTGATAATGAGCAGGAAAAAGTTCTATTATCAAAAGTCAGACCTGTTTAAACCCCTGAGTTTTAATGGGAGATTAACTGAATGATAGGGTGACAAAAAAATTGTTTAAGAACCATCTTGAATATTAAAAAAAAAGGAGCTAAAAATCATGGAGCACATTAAAGGAATCGATTTTATTATTGAAGTGAACACAGGATCAGGAGAAACACCTATTTATACCAAAATTGGGGGACAGCAAGGAGCTACCTTGAATCGATCAAAAGAATTGATTGAAACTACGTCTAAAGATTCAAATGGATGGCGAGAACAAGTGGGAGGTGTAAAAGAATGGGGGATTGATGCTGATGGACTTTTAGTCATGAATGATCAAGGCTATAAGGCGTTAGAAGATTCGTTTATGAATGACACCAAACTATTGGTTAGAATGGCGACACCATCTGGATTAAAATATCAAGGAGAAGTCATGGTGACAGATTTTCCTTTAGAGGCTGGTTTTGAAGATATGAGTACTTATTCTGTTACACTAGAAGGTAGTGGCGCTTTAAGAGTTACGAATAAATAATGAAGGGAGTGGAGCATCATGCCAAGAAAACTTATTGAAATTGACATGGATAAAAAACGTTACTTACAAACCGGGATGAATACGATGATTCTCTTAGAGAAAGAGTTAGGGCGTCCCTTATCTGAAATGGGAGAAGGTTCAATTAAATTAGCCGATATGCGAACGATGTTTTACTGCATGTTAAGACAACAGGATAAAAAACTAACTCATGAAAAAGTTGGCGATATTATGGATATAGCCATTGACTTACATGGCATGGAATATTTATCAAACAAATTGTCAGAAGCGATGAGTGGAGCTTTTGGCGGTGGTGCTGCCGTACCCTCAGACAAGTAAGGGATACATTGATGAAAAAGAGGTATTTAAATGGGTGATTGGCACCTTTCGTTTACCTTTAAATTATTTGGACGAACTTACTTTTGCAGAGTTGGGATGGCTAGTTGAAAATCACTTGGATCAAGAGCAGCAACACTATGAAATACTTGCTCATGTGGTTTCAGTTGGGTATGCCAGAACTCAAACCAAGAAAAAAATAAAATTATTCCAAGAAGAAAAGAAACATAGGCCGAAGACGCAGAAGATCTCTAAAGAAGAGCGCCTTCAAAAACTAACAGAGTTAGAAGATATATTTCAATAGAGGGAGGCTTGAAAAAAGCCCTCCTTTTTGTACGTTAAACTTAAAATCATTTAAAAACACAAAAAAACGACAATTTTACAGGTAATTTAATGATATTATTGATCTGGTTGTGAATTTACCATGTAGAATTATTGATTTGTAAAATTTATTAAATTTTGATATAAAATTATTATATTTTAACTTCTTTTTTAGTATGATATAAAGTATAAAAAGCTAAAACAGAATAGCTACCATTCTTAAAGGGAAAATACGGCTAATTAAATAAGATAAAAGTAATGCGCTTTAGTATTTGTTATTTATAGACATATTTAACGCAAATTCGTAATAGTAAAATCGCATATTTAAAAAAAGAAAATCGAGATCTTAAGGAATAAAAGCCAAAATGGTGATTGTTCGTCATTGTATTTAATGCTAATGGGTTGAAAAAGATAAGTATAATAAAAGGAGTGAGTGGAATGGGTTATTTTATACTGCTGGGAGTTATTATTTTAATATATGCTATTAACTATATTTATGAGAAAAAAAAAGATGCAAAAATTCTTACAACAACTGTTACAGCTAGAGTTATAGCTAAAAGAATGCCATCCCTTGGTAGAGCTGGTTCTGATTATTTTGTTACCTTTGAGCTAGAGTCAGGAGAGCGAATAGAACTTAATGTATCAGGTTCTCAATATGGATTATGTATGGAAGGAGATGATGGAATTCTAAAACATAAGGAGGGTAAAACTTTTGTTTCATTTGAACGAATAATTGATAAATAAATCTGTAAAGATAGAATTTATGGAGATAGAAATAAGTAAGTTAAATGTCATCATACTTTTTCACCTAGTCAAATCAATCAGAAGTTAGTTGAAAAAATCACACAGCACTATTCATTAAGTGACAATTTTGTTTTTATTAGTCATTAAATTCAACCGGTAAGCGATGGAATACTGGGTGTATTTAACTTAAATATAGTAAAAAATGATTTTATCTCAAAAAGTTATGAATTTAATTTTTGATGGTGAAGATTCTGTTTAATACCATGGATTTTAAGTTCTTGCCCATATTGTGGGATGAATTACGCATATCTTTTCGGATTATAAGAGGCATTATTGACTACTTACGAAAAAGAAGAAGCAATAAATTTGATAGCAACTGTTAGCGCTAAGATAATTCTATCTCTAGGTGTAATATTGGAAGCATTTAGAATAGAATTTAATAATTATAGTATTTTTTGTTATAAGGGTGAAGCAATTATTTGTGTAGACTCATCCTTTTTAGTTACTTAGATTGACAGTTAAGGTACATGTTAGAACTTAATAAATTGTTAAGGAAAAGTTATCAATATTCTATTTGAGTATTGATAACTTTTTATGTTCTTTAAAAAGTAAGGATAGGAAAATATATAGAGTAAGCTAAATGTTAAAACAGATCAAGGTAAAATTGAAAAAGGACAATTAAAAATGTCATCAATCAGTATAACTGGGTAGGCAGATGAAACTCTGCTTCCCCAATTTATTATAACGAGTGAGGTGATGATATGTCTTTTAATACCATGTCTTTAAAGGTAGATACAGGAAATATTCAAAAAGCTTTTAAAGAAATTAATAGATTACAAGTTAGGTGGCAAAATTTTGCAAGCTCCATTCAACAATCCCAAATAAATTTAAATATTGAATTAGAAAAAGCAAAACAGGCCTTTTTAAGCTTTCAAAATGTAGCAACCATGACGCTGCTAATCATAAAAAGTAGTTTAGAGGAATTTAGAGAGGTTTGGGACTCGTTTGCCGATCATCTTAGTATAACTGCAGGAGGTTTAAAAGCTGTTTTTGAATCATTTCAACAAACAGTCGCTGAAAATTTAACGGAGATACAAAACAAAATTACTGAGTTTAAAGAGTTCTGGCAAGCCTTTTTAGACCTAATGATTGTGACCATGATCCAGTTGAAGGGGTTGTTTGTGGCCTTTCAAATAACAGTAACGCAATGTATAACAGTTATTTCAGATGTAATCAGTGAGTTTAAAGAGTTCTGGCAAATCTTTTTAGAACTAATGATGGTCACCATGACCCAGTTGCAAGGACTGTTTAGGGCATTCCAAACGTCAGTAACTCAAAGTATAACAGCGATTCGAGACGTGATTAGCGAGTTTAAAGGGTTTTGGCAAGTCTTTTTAGAGCTAATGATTGGAACCATAAGCCAGTTGCAGGGTATGTTTGTAGCGCTCCAACTAACAGCATCTCAAAGTATAACAGCGATTCGAGATGTCATTAGTGAGTTTAAAAATTTCTGGCAAGCCTTTCTAGAGCTAATGATTGTGACCATGGCTCAGTTACAAAATTTGTTTAGGCTACTTAAAATGACAGCAATTCAAAGTATTATTCATATGCTACAGGTGATCAGTGAATTTCAAGGATTTTGGTTAAATTTTGCAAATATGATGATGATGACCCTGTTAATTTTGAAGGAGTCATTTATGGCATTTCAAATGATAGCTACTCTAAGTATTGTCACAATTGGGATGGTGGTAAATACGTTTCAAATAATTTGGTTAAATTTCACAGATATAATGATTTTGACCATGCTACTTATGAAGGAATCGTTTGTAATGTTTCAAATAATAGCTACAACCAGCCTTGAAGATGTTAAAATGGCTGCTAACGAATTAGAACTAGGTTGGGGTCAATGCCTAGATGTTATGAAACAGACAGAATCCGCAGTACCTATTGAGTCTTTAATAGAATATTTAACTAATATATTAACGTTAATAATAGGGATAAGAGAATTATATAGAATAATGAATAACTTAAAGCTAACCATGGTTCTAGTAAAGGGAGTTTTTTTAAAGGCAGTTATTCCTCTTTTAGCAGTATGGGGAGCACTTAAGCTATTAGGGGGTGTTATAAGACACTTTCGTCAAGATACAAAAGAAACAACAGACGAGGTGAGTCACTCTTTTGAAAAGATGGGAAATAAGTGTTCAAGTTCTTTGGCTAGAACCACAGGCAGTGTTACAAGTTCCTTTGAAAGTATGGCTACCAACACAGCTTCCAGTTGCCAACAGATGAACAGCCAGTGCGTCCAATCCATGGGAGATTTGTCCAGTCAAACATCTAGCTTATCCTCAACCATGTCCACAACCGTTTCATCTAATTATAAAACAATGAATCAAACAGCTTGTAGTCAAGCCCAAAGCATGAATCAAGGGGTCACAGGTGAATTTAATAGCTTAGGAAACCAAGCGGGACAAAATATGCAACAACTCTCCAGTGTTTCTAATAATTCCTTAAAAGGGATGAATCAAGATTTCGGACAACAGATGAGCCAAGTTAATCAAACTTGCCAACAAGGTTATCAACAAATGATTCAAACAACGAAACAAGCGATGCAAACCAAGGTCACAACTGTCAATCAAGGAATGCAAACTGCTACCCAACATTGTAAACGAGGGGTTACTGATATGGTAAGCGCCATGCGCACCATGCAAAGTCAATTTAATACCATTGGTAGTCAAGCTATGGATGGTCTTAATGCGGGGCTTCAAGCTGGAAGGTCTCGTGTCTTGAATACGGCTCGACAAATTGCTAATGAAGTGAGCCGCACCATGAAAAGTGCTTTACAAATTAACTCACCTTCAAGAGTCATCAAAAATGAAGTGGGGGCTCCCATTACCCAAGGGCTAAGTGTTGGGATCGAGTCCAATGCTGATTTGGTTATTAATCAAGCTGAAAAAATATCAGAAGCCATTACCAAGGCCATGGATATTGAAGCTGACCTTGATCTTTCAACATCTGTGACCAAGTCTAAACTTCAACCAAGTGTTTTTGCTCCTTATCAGGATGATGAACATTTACTAAATCGTGATTCTGATTTAATCACCAATCACTTTAATATTTCCAGCTTAGTTGTCAGAGAAGAAGCCGATATTGAACGAATAGCGCGAGAATTATTGAAACAACAACAAAATCAGCAACGTGCGAGAGGAGCGTGGAATCGTGCCTAGTATTCGATTTAATCAAATTAACAACCCGGATTATGTCTTAATCCATTCAATTACGGATCAGTTTCTACCCGACATGGAGATTAGCACTTTAAATATTAGAGGAAGAATTGGGGCTCACCGTTACGGAAAAGAAATGGGGACTAGAGAGATTAAAGTCTCTCTCTCCATTCTCGGAGAAAATGAAGCGGATTTAAGAAATAAAGCAAGAGTCATCGCTAATCATTGGTTGTATTCCGAGGGACCGGCAAGGCTAATTAACTTGGATGAACCCAATCGGTACTACTTAGCGGAGGTGCAGTCAACAGGAGATTTAGCAGAAACTTTACGTTTAGGCCAAGCACAAATCACGTTCTTTTGTGCAGACCCCCATGCCTATGATGTCGATGAACGAGCCCAACGACATGAGTATCTCCCAGCAAATGGAGCGATTCTTTATGAAAATCAAGGAAGAGAAGTCTTTCCCAAATTGAGAATGCAATTTACACAAGCTTGTAATGAATTTGCGATTGTGACAAATGATCAACATTTACTCTTTGGTAGACCGGCTGAATCTGAGGACCAGATTGTCGAGGGTGAACGGTTAGTTCTCGATGATGAGATGTTTTCCATGGCAAATTGGGCCAGTGCCGATTCCATTGAGGAGGGAATCATTAGTGGGCAGCTAACAACAGATGCAGAGGGAATGTTTGTAGCAGGTGGTGATTTTGAACAAGAAGAAGAGGCAAGAGGGTGGCGCGGACCCACAGCAAGAAGAAGTTTACCATCGGCATCTAGGGATTTTAGAGTGATTTGTCAAGTTCGATTTGCTCAAAATTTAAACCTTCCATTCTCACAAAGAGGAAGAATTCATCTTTATTTACAAACTGATAACGGGACGACCATCGGGCGGTTAGCGTTACAAGATATTAGTGCTTCTTTGTTTCAACCTACTTTTCAAGCGAGAGGCCAACAGACAACCTTTATTGAGACGCACAATCAAAATGAGTGGGGACGATCACATCATACTTATCGCGGCGTTTGGAATGGGCAAATGGAAATCGCTCGCTTTCAAGATAAATGGACAGCATCCTTCGGGGTCATGATTAATGGACGGTTGGAGCGAGTCTTTACGCAAACGATACAACAAGCAGAGAACACCAACCTAGATGCATTGGCGCAAATTCAAGTTCATATAGGAGCCCTTGATTATCATGAGCCCATTCAAGATATGAAAATAATGAGAATTCAAGTTTTCCAAAATCGAACAAGTGCTAACAGTCAAGAGGTTTTAACGATCTTTAATCCAGGAGACATTCTAGAAATAGATGGTGAAACTGGCTCTGTATTAAGAAACGGGTCGCGATACTATCAGTTTTTAGATCCTTCTTCAAAATTTCTGCGCTTGGACAATGGCTTAAATGCCATCAACATAAATCCAAGCCACGTTGTCAGAGATGTTCAACTCAACGTCCGTGAGAGGTGGTATTAGATGCTATTCATTTTAAATAGACAACAAAATATCGTTGGCGTTTTAGATAATGAGGCACCGCAAGCCTTAAGCTATTGGAATGATATGACTTACGAAACCCTTGAAAATGGCATGCTTACTTTTCAGTTTGATACATTAGGAGACCACCCGGATACTGAATTATTAACGACAGAAGGATCAATTTTGAGAAGGAAAGAGGGAACGGAAGAGTTTTATTTGTTTCAGATTAAGGAAATTTATGCTCGCAATGAAGATGGTCAAGTGACCAGTACGGTTGAATGTGAGAATATGGCTACAACTGAATTATTAGGTCATATTGTCAGGCCCCAATCTTTTTTAGGAGAAAATGTAGATCAGATGGTGGATCGAATCTTAAGAGGCTCTGATTGGTCAGTTGGAGAAGTTGCTAACACACTTCCTATTAGAGACTTTGAAGTTTCCAAGCATATGACGGCGCTAGAGGCCATTCAGCAAATTATTGAACGGTTTGAAATGGAGGTCGAGTTTGGGGTCGTTCTAGATCAAGGCCGGATTAAAACAAAGCATGTTCACATCAGAGAAAAACGAGGGAATCAAGAAGCTCGAGTTAGATTTGTCTACGGTGAAAACATATTGGGAGCAAGCCGTAATGAGGAGACACGACACACCGTAACCGGTTTAGTCGGAGTGGGCCGTGCCGATGAAGAAGGAAACTTTATGAGCATTCTAGATACTACTCATCAAATTGACGATCCAGATATTAAGGTGCTAGGAGATGCTCTCATATCAGAAACCGCTTTTCAGAAGTTTAATGTAAATGGTCGTCATATTTTAGGGATTTATGAAGACAATGAAGCAACCAATCCCTTGGCGTTATTGCATCATACTTATCGAGAACTGAAAAGATTAATTGAACCTCGCTTCACTTATCACGTTGATGTTGTGTTGTTACAGCAATTAGACGGGTATCGACATCGAACCGTTCAAATTGGAGATTTAGTCGTCGTTCAAGATACGACTTTTAAGCCCACACTCCTATTAGAAGCTAGAATTATTGAACTACAAATCAGTGAAAGACATCCCGAAGACAGCAAAGCCGTTCTGGGTGATTATGTCCCTTTATTAGCAACTACAAATTCAACTGTGGACCGCATCCAACAAATTATTCGTGAAAAAGAGCGACAATGGGATAATTCCCGAGACATGGCTCAAGAGGCATTAGACAGTGCTGGAGAAGCTCGGGACCGACTGATAGAAGTCGAGGAAGATCTGGGTCAAATTCAAGGTGAAATGGATGACCAACGTCATATTATCGCTGACATTATCGAAGACCTTGGAAATATAAGTATAACTGTCAACGAAAATCAATCTAACAACAACACAGCCATCGGCAATATTGTTAATGAATTAATGGATGTGCAGCGAGAGGTTGAACAAGCAAAAGATAATGCCCAAAATGCTATAGATCGAGGAGAAGCGATTCATGATGAGTTAAAACAAGTTGAGAATAAAGTCCTCGATGCCTTAGAAAATCAAGATCAAATCATCAATGGGATTCAAGAATCAGCAGATCGAATTAACTTGGTTATTGCCGATGTAGAAGATGACCAATTAGAAGGAATTCTTGCCAGTCATCACGCTCAAATTGAAATTAACCGACGCGACATTGGTTTGAGAGTCACTCAAGATCAATTGCAACAAGAAACGGGAGCAATAAGAAGTGAATTAGCCCAAATTGAAGTAGGGCTCGGGGAAATCGCTCTGGAAGTCGTTCAACGGGAATTAGATCCTATAGAAGCAAGCATCACTGAGAATCGTTCGCAAATTCAACTGTTAACAGATCAAATTCAATTGAAAGTAGACTCCACAACAGTCAATCAAATTGAAGAAAGAGTGACAAATAATGAGGCTAGCATTGCGATTCATGAACGTGAGATCGCCTTGAAAGCTCAGCAAATAGAAGTTGATCAATTGACGGGGCGAATTGAAAATGCGGACTCACAAATTTCTATTATGCCCGACCAAATCGTCTCAACGGTTCGAGAAACCATTACGGACCCTCTAACTAACACGGTTCAATCTCAAGGAACTTCAATTACTCAAACATCTAATCGAATTAATTCGATAGCTAGCGGAATCACCAATGAGAATGGAATTTTACAAAGGCATCAAACGCAAATTGATCAAAACACAGACCAAATTTCTCTACGAGTTACTCGAGAGCAAGCCGAGACCATTGCTCGCGACCAAACCGATAACGCTATTGATGAGATGAGTTTAGGCGCACGAAATATATTGTTAGAAACAGCTTTGTATCAGACGATGACAGCAAGCGGTGCAGCCGATGAGACTCTTGATTTATATCGCATTGTTGAAAGCCAACAATCTCGCTTAGCCAATGCTCAGGTAACGTTAACATTTGATTGGGAAGCCAGTGGTAGTCCCTTTATAGGAAGCTTTAATATACAAATGGTCGGGACGACTGGAACTCCTTTGGTAAGTCTAAGCGATCAAATCTTACTCTCAGCGACCCATACGAGAGGGACCGCAACAAAAACGGTCACTCTAGGATCATTCTCATGGTCGCAGATTCAAGTGCGACATGAACAGATCCCGAGTACTGTCACCATGACATATAGCAATATGCGCTTGCAGTTTGGAAGTAAAGACTTAGGATGGTCCCTAGCCCCTGAAGACACTCAAACTGAAATTAGTGATTTGTTTACTCGATTACAGAGTGCAGAGATTGCCATTGAATCAGATAATATTACTAGCTCCATAATGGAAACCCAAAGATTTGAAGATTTCATAAGAGATTATGCAACCCATCATGATTTAGAGGGTGCTGTCAATCCCCTTGAAGGAGCTCTCGATAACTTAAAAAGAGACTTTGACTATTCAATGACAGGAGAAGAAAGTCGAGTTAATCAATTCACGAACGAAAGATTTTCAAATGTAGAGCAGCGAGTGGATCATGTGATGACTACTTTTGAGACCGCAGGTGGGGTGAATATGATTAGAAACTCCATTGGTTTTGCAGGGTTCGATAATTGGATGAAGGAAGGAACAAACTCAGATACGCTCATTACAAATATTCAAACTGGATTATCTGATATCGGGCAAACTCATGGTTTTAGGTTTGCTGTTAACACGGCTGAAAATGAACTGAGACAGGACATCAATCTAACGATTGGCCAAACCTACACCCTATCTTGGCGATTTAGACGAATTGTCCCAGGGACTGCAGGTAACTTTAGGTTTGGTATTACAAATCGAAGTAATAGTTTACTAACGGGTGCGAGCCTAACGTATCCGTTTAATCACACTACAAATAGCGCAACCCAAGGTTGGGAGTTTGGTTTTCTTACATTTGTGGCAACTTTATCTGATGCTAGAATTCAAATGTTAGCGCAGGCAAATACAGGCGTAGTAGAGGTCACTTCCTTAATTTTGCATTTAGGAAATACACCTCTAGCGTGGCAAAATCATCCCCAAGAAATTCATAGTGCCTCGGTGCGGATGGATATGGGGGGGATCCGAGTAGAAAACAGTCAACATCACGGTCATACTTCTATTACACCGCAAGAGTTTGCCGGCTACTATGGTGAAGGGAATGCACGTGTTAAAGTATTTTCAATGGATAAAGACGAATTTGTCATGAATAGTGCAGATATTGATCGTGGCATTAAAATGGGGTCTGTCCAAATAGTGAGAATTGAAAATAATAACCACAGTGGCTGGGGATTTGTAGGCAACACATCATAAAAGGGGTTTATTTTTATAAAAGATGAAGTTAGGATGGAGCTAGTTTCCATCCCAATAGGAGGAATAAAGATGGCGACATCAGGAAGCTTTGAAACGCGAGTACCGTCCAGTAACGGTTTTATATTTCGACTTGAATGGTCATTGGCAAGCCAAAATATAACCAATAATACCAGTACCATTAATGTGACCTTAAGATGGATTGCTCCATCTGGTTGGATTATTAATGCCAGTGTTTCAAGACC